GTCTGAGCTAGCGAGATAGACCGAGCTCTTCTAAGGCTGAAGATCGCTTCACCAACATAGTATTTCGAAATACCCAATTCAAAGATATTAACGTCTTCGTCACTAACCAATCGGTTAACAGCGTCGACGCTAAGTCTAAGAAGGGTATTCGCAACACTAATGACAGGAAGCGTCTCACGTCTTAGAGCTTGGTATAACTGGACATTCAAGCTTGGGAGATGTTTAAGAGCCTGATCATCCATAGTTTTCACTATGGAGTCACGGTTCTCAAACAATCTCTCAACATCCGAAATCGCTATCTTTAACTTCATCTCTTTGATAAAATCAACGAGGAGATTCAACATCTCGGGAGTCGAAATAAACTCCCATAAAGGAAAAGTCCTGTGGAAGTATTGATGTACAGACACTCGTAATGAGTGCCCGGCATTAATACGGTCACAGGGTATAGAAGTTTCATCAGTAACCTTACTGATGAAATTTCCTATATAGTGATAAACCATATATAGTTTAATTATACGCTCTGCTTGCGCAGGACGCTTAAAGAAACTAAATGTGGCTCGGATCAAGTCTGGGTGCTCAGAGATAGGCAAGTTCCATCCGTGAGTAGCCTGGTTTCGAAGAAACTCATGAAGAAGTGAATACTTCTTCCAAGTCTCTAAGAAACCTCCAATACTAAAACCTGATACCTCAACACCTGATATGACTATTCGTTTGGCAAACTCTAGCATCTTTTCAGAAACTAGAGTCTTTTCATCCGAAATAGGCATGTCAAGTTGAGAGCATAAGATTTTATACTGGAGGGCTACTTCGCGATTGGCAATAACTAAATCATCACCTAATAGGCAATAATCAGGAAAATACTGGCCAGGTTTCACAACCTGGGCATTAATTGCTGATAACTGCACCATTACGTGGTGACTTAGTGCCATCGCGGCCCAAGAGGAGTATGCTCCCATCGGCTGTCCTGCCCGATAATATATCGGGTGGTCACAGTCTTTGTTCACAAAGGCCTCTCCTACTAGCAAGCGTTTCCATGCTAGTGCATGATCAATCCCAATCAAGTTAGCTAAAACGCTAACCTGAAAGTCAACAGGCATTCTGTCTGTTGCAGCGGAAAGATCATAGCAATAGTATGGACCGGTAGAAGGTAAGGTCGACTGAAAGTCATCCTGATTAAAGGTAAAATCAGACGGTATATTTCTTAATATACCCATTAAAGCATCATGAAGAGGCTTTAATGCTGTCTGAGTCCAATAATCAAGGATAGCAATCACTCGAGTTTTACCCTCCTTATCGCTAAAGTAACTAAGCTTACGAGAATACTTTTCAGCCTTTGAATGGATTAATCTCCATATCTCCATCATCGAGTATCCTAAACCGGTCGGCTGACAAGGCTTGGTCATAGCGACTTGAAGCGCCAAACCACCCAAAAGGATAATATCTTCCTTTTGTTGAGGTGTAATGGCGTCCAAGTCCGTTAAGGCCGAAGCCAAGGCAGGACCGTTAGGACCACTCTTTGTAGAGAAATGAAAATCAGTCCAACTCAAAGATTGAGGGTAGACTCCTAGAGTCTTACAGATCACTTTTATAGTGTCCTCATTTTGAGGAATTCCCTTTGAAGGAGTCTCTATGGTATCAAGCTTCAGAATAGCCTTAAACTTAAAAGCCCTTCCAACATTTAACAATGTCAGAAGAACTCTTATAGTTTGGGGATTATCTAAATCCGACTTCCATAAGGACAGCTCCTTCGGGAAACCTGAAGAGTCTAGTGCTATACCAGTCAGTTCACAAAGAGGATTACCACTAAGGTATCTTAGTACCGACAACCTAAGAGACTTATATCTCTTAAGAGTCGACACTAAACCTTGATGGTCCGCATTGTGCTGAAAGTTATCTAAGAACTTACTTACTAGAATCTCATAATTTCCATAGTTATTCACATACAAGGTTAATACTATAGGGATTAACTTCCTTATCGTACTTAATCTTGTTGCGAAAGCAATGTGATTATAAGAATTTCTGCAGTGGTAGGTCCCTTCTCACGACTGACTCGGGGTGCTAGCCCTGACAATCGCTG